ATAAAATAAAAAAATATTATAAAATAATTATTGGCGCTTTTGTATCTATATTTGGAATTATATTTCTTCTTTCAAAAAAACATAGTAAAAAGCAAGTTGATAGATTAGATAAAAAAATTGAAAATAAAAAAGTTAAAACTATAAAATTGGATGGTAAAATTCAAGAAGTTAAACGACAAAAAACAGATTCAAGAAAAAAAATAATTGAAGCCAAAGAGGAAATACAGAAGACAAAAAACTCAAAAGTTAAAAGAACTACTGCAGTAAAAGATACTAAAAAATCAACAAAAACAACATCTAAATCCAAAGAAGTATCTGCAGCTAGAAAAAATATTAAACGTAAGACTAGGAAATGAAAAAATTTTTTATTATAATATTTTTATGGCCTTTAAGTGTTTTTTCGCAAAGTCCTGATACATGTTTTACTAGTGATGAAATAATAGATATTTCAAATACATTAGACTCGTTATATTATATAGATTCTGTTAATAATGAAATTATTTCAAAACAGGAAAATTTAATATTAGAATTAGAAAACTATATTATACTAGATTCTTTAGAAATAAAATATAGAAATGATCAAGTAAAACTGTTGAATGAAACTATTGATCTATATATAGAACGTGAAAAACAATTAAAACCTAAGTGGTATGACCATAAAATTATATGGTTTGGGTTTGGAATAACAACCACATTATTAACAGG